TATATTCTGTATTACAGGACCCGCTGCTTCTTTTAACCGGTTGAAGCCCTCTATAGCAGGATCGAACAGGACCTTTAGTTTTTCAAGCATTTCCTGCATTTTTGTGACTGTCTCGGATTCTCCTGCATCTTCTGTTTCCAGCTGACTAACTGGAGATTCTACCCCTGGCATTGCAAACATGTCCCCAGCAGCAGTATCGCTCATTTCCTCCTGGAGCTGGTGTACCTCGTCGAAGGATGCAACGGCACCTTTTGCCTGCTTGCCAGCTTTTGCGGTTGCATCTCCAAGATTCTCAACCGCACTCGCCTGAGCTTGCGTCGCCTTGACCTGTTGTTGTGTTTGTTTTACCCCAAATAGGGCCTGCATGAATTGAGCCAGTATGCCCGTAACATATTCGATCTTACTTGCAAGGGCGGTAAGGAGTGGCAGGACAGTATTGTAAATAGGTAGGAAGGCTTGACCTAAATTGAGGCGTATATTTTTCAGTGTGGCTAAAAACATGAGCTGCCTTGTTTGAGTAGTCCCTGCAAGAGAATCGCCATACTTTATGTTGGCTTGTTCCAGAATAGATAAAAGCCGTATTTGTTGCTGCTCCTGGAAGGAAAGTTGTTGCCAGCTTCGCCCCCTGGCAAATTGGCGAAAAGCTTCGGTGCTTTCTAACATTGCTACATTGACATGAATACCTAAATCTTCAATCGCTTCTGTATTTCCTAGCAAACCGGAACGNATACGTTCCATTGTATCTTCCATGGTTCGGCCAGTAGCTGAAGCTACAACTGCCGAAGCTTTCAATAGCTCTGTAGTATATCGAGCGGTTTCTTGAGTGTCTTTTGTAAATGAACTTATCAGGTTACTGTAAGTAGCACCATATTTAAAGGCTTCTTCTCGTGCCATACCAAAGGCTTTAGCCTGGGTTTGGGCCCATTCATTGAAGGCATTGGCACTGTCGCCCATTGTGCGCTGGATTTGAAGCATAGAATTTTCTACGTTCATTGCTGCGCTTATACTGTCTTTAACCAATTTCCCAACGGCCAAACTGCCTAAGCTTATGCCTATTACTTTCATAGCTTTATTAATGCCTTTTTGGAATGTGCTCAGCCTCTTTTGTGCTTTGTTCATTTCTCTGTATAGTGCTGAAAAATCAGCGCCGGATCTTACCATTAAGTTTTTTACTACTGCCAATTACCTTCACCTCCCCGCCTAAAAGTGCGTTTAGCTGCTTAACCCGTTCTAGCATTTGCTCATCTGTCATAACTTTTTTCTCTTTGCCTATAGTGGCCAATATTTCTTTCAAAGGCCTTGGTTGCTGGTGTTTTTTGCCCAGCCAGGCGATTGTCCATTGGGAATTCAGATATGCAACGGTGATTGCTTCTTTGAGATCATCTACTTTCCGTTTCTGATATGCTTTCGCAAAGATGTTTAGTTCCTTGGGTGTCATTTCCCAGAATTCACTTACCGGAATGCCAATAAAGGCAGCGAGTTAAAGAGCTTTTTCTATGCTGAACTCTTCTCCCCCGCTGCCTTCTGCCCGTTTTTTTCTTCGTTTTCAGTCTCGCCAAATGCATTTTGAAATGCTTCACCCATGGCTTCTATAACGGTTTTAATATCGGAATATTCATCAACTAAATCCATCACTTTTTCAGGTGTCACATCTTTATCTTCATGTTGCAATCCTGCCCATATTATTATTGCTGTTTCTTCCATTGTGAGGTTTTCCATATCTATCTTAGCAACCGGCTTTTTGAACNTTTTTTCAATAAGACTTAGCGCCCTCATGCCGTATTTAAAGTTTCTTACTTTATCCAATTGAATTGGGTAGTAACTCATCTGCATTTGCACCCCTTTAAAATATCTCCTATTTTTTCTTGCATTTCATTAGCCAAATCACCTGGCATCCTATCATCTAAAATAATTGTTTTGATATATTCCATTATCTGTATAAAAACGTCAGTATTGGTTATTTTCACTTTTATTTCAGGTAGCTTCATACTGCTCACTCCTTTTAAATATAAAAATAAAAGGCTAGAGCCACCTCTAGCCTTTAAGTTCCTGCTCCAACGGTTAAAGTAGGCTTCCTACTAACTTTGATTGTGCAGGAAAACGCAAGCGGGTCCTCAAGGTCTGCACTGGTGGAAAACCCAGTCACAACNCCNTCAAATTCCCAGCTGGCAATATTATTGGGAAATTGTATTTTGAATGTTTCTGTTTCTCCACTCTCAAATAGGTCATAGAGCTCTTTTTGTCCCTTGCCTTCCTCTGGTTCAAAGTAACCTTCAAGAGATACTTCCCCACCGTCTTTAAATCCACCAATAAACTCCCGATAACCACCATCAGAAGCAAGAGTTGTAACGTCAATGGTATCTGCCGAAAGTTCAAGCCCACCGATACTGGTCAAGCCNGCNACTTCTACAGGNGTTGTNTCNCCAATTAANANNTTTGTTCCCAATGCTCTTTTTGCCATGTTTTATTCCTCCTCCTCAAAATAAAATGTTAAGTCAAATACACATCTATACAAATCAACTTCATGCTCATAGAGTTCAGTGCCTTCATTTTCAAAGATCACTTCTTCGATAAATGGCCCTGCTTCAGCTATTCTTCTTCTCTCCATGCTCATTATCAATGCTTTTACTCGCCTAGCAAGGGCCCTCATCTTAGATGCCCTTTCGTTGATAACGTTTATCTCTACCGAAACTGATTTACTTTTCTGGAAGCCGCCCAAGGCTTTATCATTTTGCCCACGGCTACATACATATATCAAATAAGGCGCTTCCGTTCCTTCTGGTGCAGTTAGCGGAAATACCTTCTCGTTCAACTCTTTAATTGTAATCAATTCCGTTCTTAATGCCTCTTCAAAGGTCATGAGGCTCACCTCAATTTATCAATTTCTTTTGCCAATACATCAACAACAGTTTTTTCTATTTGTTCTTTGTTGTCTACCAAAGAATCTCGTAAATAATGATAACCTGGCACATAACCGCCATCTTTGGTAATAAAGCCGTATTCTTGTGAAGCAGGATAATAATATCTCTTGCCGTCTTTTGTGGTTTTCACAAAAACATCGTTCATGGCTGGGTTCATGGTTACTTGGTATACTTTCTTGCCTTTCTTTTTCGTCTTTTCTGCTTTCAGGATTATACCCTCTTCAAGAGCTCCGGTCAGGAATGGGGCCTTTTGTTTTGCTGCTTTCAGTGCTATTTGTGCTCCTTTTTTCGCTGCTTTNGTNACGCATTTTTGGGGGAGTTTGCCCAGTTTTCGTATTGTTTTTTCAAGCTCTTTCATGCCTTCGATTTCATATTTGACTTTAGCCATTGTCACCATCTACTTTACAATAAGACAAACATTTATCACATTTTAATACCCTGTATCCATTGCTATATAGCCCTACCCCTCCAAATAACCTGCAATAGTAATCTCTATCATGTTTGCTAATAAAATCACAATGGTCATTCTTTATACTATTAGGTTCGTCCTTTCTGTGAGTGTTGCAGTATTTCCAGTCAGGTACCATAACTTTAATATCAAATTCAGTGCATAATCTTGCCATTTTTATCACCCCACTTCACCGGCTTGCTTATCCAATGTGCACCACCACACTTAGGGCAAAAAGAACTGTCCATAAACTTTTGGTTTGTTGTTGTATGACCGCAATCTATGCAGTACCATTGCGTTTTTTTGTTTTTCATCTTATTTCACCTTCTTGCAGTACATGAGCAGTTCCCGGTTAAGGTTCTTAACGTTGATGGCCGATAGAATCTCATATATACCCTCGTCATCCTGCACTCGCATTTCATTAGTCACGCCTTGGATGTATCTAGTACGGAATTTTACTTCAACCTTGCTCTGTGTCTGTTCTGCTGCGAAAAACTCATTGCCCAANAGCGGNTCTTTGNTNGCCCAAAGGTTGGTTAATCCGTCCACAGGTTGCCAATCATTGATTGGCTCTCCCTCTGGGTCATATCCTGGTTGTAATGCCAATATGGTTATTTTATTCCGCATATCGGCTCTCATGGTTCCGCCACCTCGGTATATTCCTGCGATAGAGCAAGGTGAGATTTTAAAGCATTGTAACTCTTCATGAATAGCTCCGCTTGTGCCGGTTCTTCGTAGCCACAATGGGCCTTGCAATAGATAGTTATTGCCCGC